AAACCTAAGCGAAAGAAAAAGAAAAAAGGTCATCAAAGAGCTTTCGGCAGACCAAAGAAGCTGTGGAGCATATTTACAGAGGACATGGATCACTGCATGTATACCGGAGCTTATGGGGTGGAAAGGCATCACATTTTCAGTCACACATCGAGAGAAATTGAACTTTCGGAGGATTACGGATTCATAGCTCCATTGAGACCGGACCTGCATCCAAACGGAACAAGGGCAGGGGAGAATGCAGCGAAAGTTGACAGAGACTTAAGAAAACGCTGCAAGGAATATTATTTGCAGCACTACGGAACAGAAGAGCAGTTCCGACAAGAATTTCACTATGTTAGCAAAGGGTTAAACCTTTGCTATAAATTGTAACCCGTTCATGGCTGCTGCACAGTACGTCACAAATACCTTAAGTAAGCCAGATTCATTGTCTCCCGGTAATTCCGGGAGCAGAAAGGAGAATAAATGGTAATTACAATTCCGGGCAAACCGGTTGGAAAAGCAAGACCGAGATTCCGCAGAGCCGGATTTAAAGTCATTACATATACGCCAGACGAAAGCAAAAAATACGAAAAGGAAGTTGCAAGGATTTACAAGCAGAGTATAGGCGTGCTTTACACGGACATCCCTCTGAGAGTTCGAATTTTAGCGAAATTTCCGATTCCAGAGAGCTGGTCTAAGAAGAATAAGGATAGGGCTTTAAAAGGAGAAATGAAGCCGAATAAGAAGCCTGACTTAGACAACATTGCAAAAATCATTCTGGATGGACTGAACGGAGTCGCATACATCGATGATAAGCAGGTAACCAGTCTGGAGATTGAAAAAGTGTACTCGGATACACCTTGCGTGGTGGTCTATATTGCGGAGGATGAGTAATGGCAGAGGTGAAGTGGATCAAGATAGCAACGGATATCTTTGATGATGAAAAGATATTGCTGATAGAGAGTTTACCGGATGCTTATGCAATTATAACAGTCTGGTTCAAGTTGCTATGTCTTGCCGGGAAAAAGAATAACGGTGGTGTATTCCTGATGAATGACAAGATTCCCTACACAGACAAGATGCTGGCAACAATCTTTAGAATGAATGAATCCACTGTAAAGTTGGCTTTGAATGCGTTTGAGCAATTTAAAATGATTGAGATAGTGGAGGGAATAATCACGATCCCGAACTGGAATAAGCACCAGACATTGGATGCTTATGAACGGAAAAAAGAGCGTGACAGGCTGTACCAAGAGGAAAGAAGAGCCAAACAAAGAGCTTTGATCGAAAAATCGTCTGACAAGTCGTCTGAAAGAACGTCTGACGTCGCTGTTTCAGATATAGATAAAGAAGAAGATAAAGAAAAAGATAATAATATATATGTCCCGTACAAAGAGATCATAACTTACCTGAATGAAAAGACAGGCAAGAAACTAAGGTGGGATGTTAAGAGTAACCAGAAGGAAATAAAAGCCAGATTCAATGAAGGATACACTCTGGATGACTTTAAGACGGTGATTGATAAAAAATACCATGAGTGGGGCAGAAAGCCGACAAAAGAGGAATTACAGCGCGGCATTAAGGATATGAGGATATATCTAAGACCAAAAACCCTGTTCGGCAGTAATTTCGATGTTTATCTTAACCAAGAGCAGACGGAAAAAATGCCAGCAAAACCGCCAGTAAGCAGAAATCTAAACAACTTTGAGCGCAGAGAATACGACATGGACTCTCTGGAAGAGCAGCTGTTGAATTCGAATTAAGGAGGAACAAAATGAAAGAAGAATTATTAAAAATGGCACAGGAGTGTCTCTCCGAGGAAGAAGTAAAGGAAATACTCAAAAAGAAATTTAAGGAATCGATAGAATCGGCAATAGGATCAGCGTTTAGATGGGGAGATGCGGAAAAGGCACTGAAGAAAAAGATAAACGATGTCATGGTGCCGTACATAGAGAAGTATGATTTTTCGGAATACCTTCCAAAGTTGGATACGGTGCTTACAGAAATCGTAAATTCCGATGCTTGCATTGAGAATAAAAAGATTCTAGAAAATTTTAAGGAATTATCAATCAAGCAGGAAGAAAAAGAAATGGAAGTCACGGATCTGTTTGATGCATGGATTGCAATGTGCGAAAAGAAGATCAGTACAACTGGTCTGGAAGTGGAGCTTGACGATGGACCACACTACGAATCGGTCAGTTGCGAGATGCTAATAGAAGAGTGTGAAAGATCTACTTGGAGCTCCCTGCATAGGGCGGTAATCATTTTCGAAAACGAACACGATGAAGAGTTGAATATGGAAATTCCGATATCGAAATGGGATTTTGAGAAAGAGTATACACTTGACAGTTTGGGATGTGTAGACATTAAGTCGTTGAGATACCTTGGGGAATTTGACATGCTGTTGCTGAGATTACAAAGAGCGGGAACGAAAATCATCATAAACGAAATGGAAGCAGGTGGAGAAATATGTCCAGAGGAAGAGCCGGAAGTAAGTTTCAGTTAGGAGGCAAACATGAACAGAAAAAGATACGGTTTTAGAGTCTATAGGAAACAGTCTACCGGATTGAGACACGGAAATATGGATGCGTTTACGCGCGGCAGCACAAAGCGGAAGAGAAAGAATAGGGTGAGAGGGAAATGAGTAGACCAGGACACTTTCTGGATCCCTACAAGTTCCAGATCGAAGAGATGGTAAAACTCGGATGCTTGGATGAGCATATCCATAAAGTCTTGCATGACATCCAGAAAATAGAATTCCCGAAAGAAACTCTTATCCGGTACATGGATAAGACTGGGATTCGGAAGAGAAGAGCAGCGAAAAGATGGACGCGGAGCAAAGAGGTTGAGTGGGAAGGACTTTGCAAGCAGTTGCGAGGAAATAAGAAGAAAATAAACGAAAAATAGAAAGGAGCCAGCCTCCGGCCGGGGCAAGGGTATACCGGGCTTCTGAGAAAATGGATAAAGAGAAAAAAGCAATCGAAAGAATTAAAATGGCAAGTGAAATGAGTCTGCATCACTATGGTAGACCGCTTATTTGCACATACAGCGGAGGAAAAGATAGTGATGTGATGTTAGAGATTTTTAAGCGATCCGGAATCCCGTTTGAAGTGCATAACAGCCATACAACGGCAGATGCGCCACAGACAGTTCGGCATATCCGGAAGGTATTCCGAGAACTGGAACTGCATGGAATTAGGTGCGAAATAGAAAAACCACGCTATAAAGGAAAATTGATTAGCATGTGGAGCTTAATTCCAGAAAAGCTTATCCCGCCGACAAGAATTGTAAGATACTGTTGCTCTACGCTGAAAGAAACTGGATGTGCAAACCGGTATATCGCAACCGGAGTAAGATGGGACGAAAGTACTTCCAGATTGAAAAGGGAAGAGTTTGAAAAGCTCGGACAAACCCAAAAAGAGAAAGAAAAATTTACGAAGATAATGCTGATGGAGGATAACGATGCACGAAGACGGATGAGTGAGCTATGTATGCAGCAGAAAAAAATGATTGTAAATCCTATCATAGATTGGACGCATAGTGATATCTGGGGATATATAAATTCCGAGAAAATAGAGACGTGCGAGCTGTACCAGTGCGGATATGATCGTGTTGGTTGCATCGGATGTCCGATGGCAGGCAAGAAGCGTTACAAAGAGTTTGCAGATTTTCCAAAGTATAAGCAATTGTATATAAATGCTTTCGACAGGATGTTGAAAGAACGTGAACGAAGAGGAAAAGAATGTAAGTGGACGACAGGGGAAGAGGTATTTCTTTGGTGGATGGAAGACGAAAACATACCAGGGCAAATGAGAATGGAAGACTTTATTGCGGAGGAATGACTAATGCCAAAAACAGAAGAAACATGGATGGACGGGATCACAACGGAAATGATGGAGCATATCTGCGACAACCTGTGTAAGTATCCGAACCAGCTAAGCGGAGAGCAACTGGAAGATAAATGCGCAGAGTGCAAGATGGGACGGTTTGTGTGCGATATTTTGAACCAATATAACAATTGCGCAAAGCTGCTGGAGCAGATGCAGGAACTGAAAGAGCGAGATACGGCGAAGAAGCCGAATATAATGGACTACATACTTGGTGACATTAACTTTAAATGCCCTACGTGCAAAAGTGAATATATTTGCGAAAAAGGATATGAACATTTCTACTGCCCGAATTGCGGACAGAAAATAGATTGGAGTGAGGAATAACCATGATGGGAAGATGCAAATTAACAAGTATATGCGGACACGATTATTGCTGCATAGAATGCCCAGAAAACGAAGTGTGCAAAGAGCAGTGTGCAAGAATGGACCGGTATGAGTATTGTGTGGAGTGTCCGGAATATGAGGAGGTGGAGTGATGATTTTATTTTGCCCTGATTTAACGGGAAAAGAAGAGGTAAAAGCAATGCTTATTGGGAATGGAGATTTTGTCAGACCAGTGTTGAATCCGTGTATTAAAGAGAAATGCGTAGCGTACAAGGATGGAAAGTGCCTGAAATACAACAATGAAGTGGAGCGAAAAGATGAGAGAACAAACATTTGAAGATATCCTGTGCATGATTAAAAGATCGTGTAACAAGAATTTCTACAAAGGCACTGATTACGATGGCATGAAACCAGAAATTGTAAGGTGTGCAACAGATATTTACATTGAACAGATGCGACAGAACGGAGGAAAGGAAAATGAGTAAGAGATATAAGTGCAAGAAAACTTTCTGCGTAGATAAATACGACGATGATGGTTTCTTAATCGAAAACGATACAATTGTGATTGAAGAAGGGAAAATTTACGAGCTAGACGAAAGTGGTCACATGATGATTGGTGGTTCTGATCATGTTCATCTTGATGCTGTAGATGATGGTTCGTGGTTGGAAATTACAAAAGAGACATTGGAAGAATGGCTTGATTTGTTGGAGGTGGAGTGATGAACGTATTAGAGAAAATCGTGGAAGAAATCGAAAGCATGAAAAATGACGCCTACGAAACTTTG